GGGCGACGTCACGCCGCCACCTACACTGGTCGGCAAGCTAGAACTGATCAGCAATAACCTGACGGGTTCTGGCGCGGTTGCAGCGACGCTTACGGCGTTTGCGTCTGTCCAAGCTGCGCTATCGGGCGCGGGATCACTATCCTTGGTTCCATACGCCACAGGGCGGCTTGAGGCAGACATTACCGGCCAATCTATCCTATCTCCCGAAAGCCTGGCTTCGGCTGTCTGGAGCGCATTGGCCGCGCAGTTTAACGACAACGGAACAATGGGCCAGAAGCTGAATTCGGCGGCTGATTACGCAAGCCTAGCCGCAGCGATTGTCGCAGCCATGAACGCCTCACCGCCTGACGTCAACATCGCAAGGATCAACGGTCTGGACGTCGACGGATCGGGAACGGAGGCTAATCCGTGGGGACCAGTATAGACTGGGGCAAATCGTTCGGCGGTGCCTGGGGCGCATCGTTCGGGCTGCTAGCAGAACCGGCTGACGTTGGCGGTGGTGGGCCTGGCGGCAATAAGGGCTGGGCTAATGAGCGGGCTAGGCTCGAAGCTAGGTTCGCCCTACCCCAAGAAATCGAAGCCGCGCGGGCTGTCCTGGCGGATTCAGATCGGCCAGTCGTCAAACGCGCAGCCAAGAAAATCTACGACTACAGCCAAGACCTAATCGCGATCGGCACATTAGAGCGCGAGCTGGGCAGGCTCGATCGAGAGATCACGACACGTCAGAACCTAAGCGATGATATACAAGCGGCGGCGGCTATCATGCGCCAGTATCTGCAAGACGAGCAGGACGCGCTGGATCTGCTCCTTCTCACGACCGAGCAGGACGCAGCCGAACTGTTAGCGGCTATCGGGATTTTGACGTAACGCAGAGATTGTCGTATGGTACGACATGGCTTCCATCCAGCCGCACCGGATGAGTGGGTAATTTTATGAGCGAAGTGGCAGAGGCTAACGAAGAGATCATCGAAGTCGAAACCGAATCAAACGAACCGGAAGCTGAGACCAATTCCAGCGAACCGGAACCTGAAGCGGACGACGAACCCGACGAAATCGTAGTTACCATTGGCGAGGAACCGCCCCCCGCCGACGAGAATACCGCAGCACCGGAATGGGTCCGCGAACTGCGTAAGAATCACCGAGATCTTCAAAAGAAGAATCGGGAACTTGAAGACAAGCTAAAGGCCACAGTCGAGCCGGTTAAAACCGTCGAGCAGGGCCGCAAGCCAACGCTTGAAGATTCCGATTATGACGCTGACGATTTCGAGCAAAAACTGTCTGGTTGGTACGAGCGGAAACGCCAGGTCGACGAGATAAACGCCAAGGCCGAAGCTGAGAAGATTGATCAGCAACGGGCATGGCAAGCCAAGCTAGACGGATACGGTAAGGCCAAGGCCGAACTTAAGGTCAAGGATTTCGAGGACGCGGAAGACGTGTCCAAGGAAAAACTTAACGTAACGCAGCAAGGTATTATTTTGCAGGGTGCGGAAAATCCCGCACTAGTGATTTACGCGCTGGGCAAAAACCCAAAGAAGGCTGAGGAACTCGGCTCGATTACAGACCCTGTGAAATTCGCTTTCGCGGTTTCGAAACTGGAGACTCAGTTGAAAGTCAGTAACCGCAAATCACCTCCACCGCCTGAAGGCACCGTGCGCGGCACGGGCGCTGTCTCAGGTTCGGTGGGTAATCAACTGGAACGCCTTCGCGCAGACGCTGAAAAGACCGGAGACTTTACAAAAGTTACGGCATTCAGACGCCAAATGCGCGAGGCATCAAAATAGGAACTATGAGAAATGGTTAACGCATTCAACAAAGAGGAGCGGGTCGCTTTTGAGGAAATCCTCGAAGGCTTCAACGACGCTCTGGTTCTGAGCCGTAACGTCTCGATCTACAACACCGATTCCACCATGATGGAGCGGACCGGCAACATCATCTGGCGTCCACAGCCTTATATCGCCCAGTCGTTCACTGGCACCGATATGACGTCGAACTTCAAGGACTTCACGCAGCTTGCCGTGCCTTCGACCTTGGGCTTCAGCAAGTCGGTTCCGTTCATCTTGACCGCTACCGAACTGCGCGACGCTCTGCAAGAGAAGCGCCTCGGTGAATCTGCCAAGCAGAAGCTTGCCTCTGATATCAACGTCGCGATCATGAACGTCGCTTCGCTGCAAGGCACTTTGGTTGTTAAGCGCACCGCCGCAGCCTCTGGCTTTGATGACGTCGCCCAGTGCGAAGCCATCATGAACGAAGGCGGCGTTCCCGACTATGATCGTTATCTCGCGCTGTCTACTCGCGACTATAACGGTATGGCATCGAACCTTCAGGTTGCCTCGCGTTCGTTCGGCAATCCGAAGTCCAACGCTGCCTATGAGCGGGCTTACGTCGGTCCTGTTGCATCGTTCGACACCTACAAGCTCGACTATGCCAACCGTATCGCTGCTGCCGCTGGTAGCTCGATCACGATCAGCACTGCCGACGCTGGTCTGAACTACTACGTCCCTGTTGCGACCTCTACCGCTTCGACGGGCGAAGTGGCAAACGTTGATAACCGTTACGACACCGTCACCGTTTCCTCGACGACCGGCGTTGTTGCCGGCGACTGCTTCACCATCGCTACGTTGTTCAACGTCCACGCGATCACGAAGCAGAGCACGGGCCAGCTCAAGACCTTCCGTGTTATCTCGGTGACGAACGGCACCACGATGGTTATCTCTCCTCCTATCATCTCTAACCAAGTCGCTTCGGACGCCTCGGCTCAGTACCAGAACTGCACCATCGGTACGAAGTCGGCCACGTCGGCTATCGTGTTCTTGAACACCGTTGCTGGCTACGCCAACCCCTTCTGGCAAAAGGACAGCTTGGAAATCCTCCCAGGCCGTTACGCAGTGCCTACCGACGCAGGCGCGGCTGTCATGCGGGCTTCGACTGATCAGGGCATTGAACTGGTTATGCAGAAGCAGTACGACCTCAACACCATGAAGACCAAGTATCGCCTTGATACCCTGTTTGGTGTTGTAAATAAGCAGCCCGAAATGTCCGGGATCATGCTGTTCTCGCAGACCTAAGCTAACGGAAAGGGGAGGGCTTCGGCTCTCCCCGATCTTTTGTTCCTAACAGAGGGTGCAATCATGAGCTACAACGTAATTTTTACTCAAGGTAATACAACTGTTGCTGTGCCAGCAGGCGAGAAAATCGCTGTTCAATCCCTGTCGCCAGCTTCTGTGTTTCAAGAAATTGGTTTCCCCAATTATCCTGTTTCACGGACTTTGTTGAGCACGGTTAATAATACCACCTATGTGTCAGGCGCGTTTACCAATGCTGCCAGCGTGACTATCGAAGCTGGTGCATCGGGCGCTTATTACGCAGTGGGTGTCGCTCCTGACATCAGCAACAATGGCAACTGGCAACCTCAGGGTGCGCCTGCTGACATTGCAGACGGCGCTTCGATGATTGCCACAGCAGCCAATGTGCTGGTGGGCATCGTTACGGCAACCCCGACCACAACTCGCAGCATTCAGCTGCCAACAGGTGCAAACCTTGATTTGGCAACCGAGTGGGCGATTGGTGATTCGTTTGACTTTAGCGTTATCACTTTGGCTGCGTTTGCCTTGACCATCACGGTCAACACAGGCGTCACCATTGTGGGTTCTGCTGCAACTGCTGCAACGTCTGGTGCGTCTGCACGTTTCCGTCTTCGGAAAACTGCCGCTGACACCTTTGTTGCATATCGAATCGGTTAATCAACCAAGCAGGTCAGCAGAAATGTTGGCCTGCTTAACTTGCTTGAGGGCTGACAAATGATGAACTATGGTAAAGCTAAGGGTAAGCCTGCCAAGGCCGCTAAGGGTGCTAAGGGTATGCCTATGGCAATGTCGAAGCCACCCAAGAAGTCCAAGTAAATGAGCTACTCCAAGCGGCAATTCATCGAAGCGGCGTTAGAGGAAATCGGCCTGGCTGATTACGTCTTCGACCTATCCCCGGAGCAGCTGCAAAGCGCACTGCGCCGCATGGATTCGATGATTGCTGCTTGGAACGCTATCGGGATCCGTCTGGG